GTACTCCCCCACCCCTTTTTGAAAAATTCCCCAAGTGGAAAAATCAAAATGAAATGAAAGAGAAAACTCATTTACAATTATTTTCAAAACTAAAATGGCTATACTATCATCTATTAAATTCCTTATCTTTATTTCTATATCTATTATATCACTATTTAGAAAAATGTCAAGAAATAAATTTAAAAAATAAATTAAAAATATTTTAAAAATCTCTTGACAATAATTGTCAATATGGTATAATGGTTATAGTTAGAAATGAGGTTAAAACATTTCTAAAAATAAATTAAAAAATATTTTAAAAATCTCTTGACAAACATTTTAAGAAATGCTATAATAGACTTAGTTAAAATAAAGGAGTTAGAAAAATGAAAATGAAAGCACTATATGTAAACCACAATGACGAAACTTTTGCAGAACTTACACACGGGCAAGCACTAGATGTTATCTTTAATGCAGATAATGCTGAAATGTATGGTGACAATGTAAACCAGATTGTAGACTTAGGAAACGAGATAAAACTAGAATTGTATAGAAATAATGAATTTGTTCCATTTGCTGGGTACTATGAAAGAGTGAAAACACTATCTGAACTATACACAAACATTTCAGACTGGTTTGAAGAGGTTGAATAGGAGAAAGAAGAATGACAAAGGAAACAGTTAAATTTGTATGTTTTGATGGTACAACTTTTACCAAGGAATTTCTGGTAAAAGATATTATAGAAACTTTCATCTACAATCACAATAAGGGTAAAACTTGCCTAGAGGAAATGTGTTGTTATGCTTATCAACTTTTAACAGTTGAAAGAATTTAATAAAAATTTACTTTCTTATTAAGTTTATCACTTGCTTTCTATTTGAAAATGTGGTAGACTTAAATAAGAAAATAAATAACCTTTATTTTCTTAAATGTAAAAAGCAAATTTTAAAGAAAGGGGTAAAAGCACTTGACAGATTTACCTATCAAATGTAGCTTTAACGCTACACAGGTAACTTTCAATCTTTATAAAAATGAAGATGGTAACGTTACTATCACAACCGAACAAGTGACGATTAACCAACGTCGCCAGCTTCCTTACATTGAACGTTATCTAAAAGAGTATTTCAAGGGCTATCTTACTATTGAGGTAGTAGATTATGAATATAAAAGCTTTTCGGCTTCTATTCCGTTTGCAACCGCCTTAGAATACGCAGAGGAACAACAAGCGGAAGGGGTGTAATAGATGGTTTTAACACCAAAACAAAGGAAGGTACAGAGGGACTATTTAACAAGGAAGAAAAGAACGCTACAAGCTCAGGGCGCTTCTAATGCTGAAATTAAGGCTTTTATGGGTGGGCGCTGGAATTTCGCTGGAATGAGTGACAAGGCGCTAGAAAGAGCCTATAATGAGGTTAAAGCTAAAGGGAGGACTCAAGTATTCGGTAATCATGTCTATACAAGTGACTATGTTAAAAAAGCAAAAGCATGGTACGGGGACAAGTTTTCTGTTGAAAAGCTGACCCAAGGTTTTCGCTCTTCTCAGCGCTCAGACTTAAACCGTTTTCATTCAGCCAAAGAGGTCAAAGAATACCGCTCAGAACGTGACAGAGAAGCCAAGGAACGCTATATATCAGCTCTTGAAGAAATGTACTACAACACCAGAGAAGCAGGCAATAAGGCTCAAGAAAAAGCCTTTAAAAGCATGATTTCACGCATAAGGCGCATGAGTGCCAGCAACTTTGGCGCATTTCTAACAGGTGGGGCGAGTGATAAGGTTTCATTTGATAACGTCATGGTTTTCGTAGATACGGACGGTAAAGAAACAGCTTTTGAATTTCAGGACAGCCTAGCCCGTGAAATCCTTGATAATGTAGATAAGTTTTCTAAGCAATTTGTCAGCGACATGAGAAGACGAAAGAAACGGGATAAAAAGTGACTTGCTACTATGCAGGCGACTTTGAAACTACTACGAATCAGGAAGAGACAGAGGTTTGGCTATCATGTTTCGCAAAGGTGGTGGACTATGACAAGTTAGACACGTTTAAAGTAAATACAAGCCTTGAGGACTTTTTGAAAGCCTTATATCTTGACCTTGATAAAACATACACGGAGACAGGGGAAGATGAATATATTATTTTCTTCCACAATCTCAAGTTTGATGGCTCTTTCTTGCTTTCCTTTTTTCTAAACAACGATATAGAATGTACTTACTTTATTAACGATATGGGGGTATGGTATTCTATTACACTTGAGTTTCCAGATTTTACTTTAACTTTTCGAGATAGTCTGAAAATTCTGAATTTTTCAATCGCAACAATGGCAGGACTTTTCAAAATGCCTATAGCAAAAGGGACTACACCCTTGCTAAATAATAAGCCCGAAGAGATTAAGCCAGAATGGATTGATTATATCCATGTTGACGTGGCAATTTTGGCGCGTGGTATCTTTGCTATGTATTATGAGGAAAATTTCTCTAAATATACATCAGCAAGTGAGGCGCTGACAGAATTTAAACGGATTTTTAGAAAGTCAAAACGAAAGTTTAGAGACTTTTTTCCAATACTTGACGAAAAAGTGGACGATTTTTGTCGTAAAGCGTACCGTGGGGGCTGGACGTTTGCCAACCCAAAAACACAGGGGCGAATCTTAAACCAGCTAATAGATATCTACGACATTAACAGTATGTACCCAGCTACAATGCTACAGAATGCTTTGCCTATTGGAACACCGAAGCGATACAAGGGCAAGCCCAAACAGATAAAGGAAAACCATTATTATATCTACCATATCAAAGCGGACTTTGATTTAAAAAAGGGTCATCTTCCAACTGTACAAATTAAGAGGAAGCTGGACGCATTAAGAATCGGAGTACGCACTAGCGACTATGTGACCACATCGAAGAACGAGGTTATAGACTTATATTTAACTAATTTTGACCTTGATTTATTCTTAAAGCACTATGACGCTAGTATAATGTATATTGAAACGCTTGAATTTCAGACAGAATCAGGACTATTTGATGATTATATTACAACTTATCGATATAAGAAAGAAAACGCACAAAGCCCAGCCGAAAAGCAAAAAGCTAAGATTATGCTAAATAGTTTATATGGGAAGTTTGGCGCTAAAATTATATCAGTTAAGAAAATAGCTTATCTGGACGATAAAGGTATATTACGTTTTAAAAATGATGATGAGGAAGAAGTACAACCCGTTTATGTTCCTGTTGCTCTTTTCGTTACATCAATCGCCCGTCACTTTATCATATCGAACGCACAAGAAAACTATGACAATTTCTTATATGCTGATACAGACAGCTTGCACTTGTTCCACTCTGATAGCCTTGTCCTTGACATTGACCCATCAGAGTTCGGTAAGTGGGCGCATGAGGGTAGAGCCGTAAAGGCAAAATATTTACGCTCAAAACTTTACATAGAAGAATTGATACAAGAAGACGGGACTACACACCTTGACGTTAAGGGCGCAGGAATGACACCAGAAATCAAAGAAAAAATCACTTTTGATAACTTTGTGATTGGGGCGACCTTTGAGGGTAAAAGGGCAAGTAAACAGATTAAGGGAGGTACTCTAATTTATGAAACAACTTTCAAAATCAGAGAAACAGACTATCTTGTATGACGGGTTCATCTTGTCGGTTTACCGCTCCTTTTTAAAAAATTTATTACATCTACAGCAAGTTAAAAATAAAAAAGGGTACTATTTCCAAAAATCTAGTAACGCACCTAAAAATACTATATTCTTAAAATCATATCTAAAAGCACATTATGCCTATGAAGATTTTCAGTATATCATGCAACTTTATCAATTTATTTCAAAAGAATTTGATAAAGTTACTATCAATGCTTTTTACAATTTATGCACATATTTAGAAGAAAATCAGATTTACGAATTATCTTCTAATTCTCTTTACGATTGTTACGAAAAATCCAAGAATCGTACTAATGATTTAAAGAATATCAATACAATCATAGCACCATTAAAATTTTTAAAATCAACGGAGAAAAAACAAAATGGCTAAAAAACAACAACCAAAGCACGAAAATTTTGACACAGTAGTAGCTCAGGCAACTATCACAGCAACATCAAACAAATCAGACGGTAAATATAAACAAAAGAAACCAACTAAGGCGGTTTACCTTGTTCCAGCGACCGAAGAAGACTCTAAAAAGTTGGTTGATTTTGGGCTTCAACTTTACACACCCGATACAGAAAAAGACCCAGGTGCTAGACCTTATTTTATCGTGAAAGCGACTGAATTTGTTAAAATTTTCACAAGTGAAACAGATTTTGAAGAAATTAATTTTGGGGTATCTTATGAAGAAGTTGACCCAGAATCAGGGGAAATCACAACTAAGAAGACCCCGAACTATAAGACAGAAAAACCCGTTCACGTGGCTATTATGTTTGTCGAGGGTGGAGACAATGGGAACGACTTTTTCCGACTTAATGCTCTTATGATAGCTGATACATTGACACTTGAAGAAGTTCAGCCCGTGAATCCGTTTGCTGGATTGTTTGGCAAATAAAAAAGAGCCTTCCAAAAGGAAAACCCTAATTATAAAGCGTTTTTCATGGTTTGAAAAGTCAGTTGGTTAAAATGACTTGTACCAGCAAGCACCCCTCGGGGTGTAACCATCTTGCCAGCACTAGACAAACCTTGAAAAGCCTTACAGGTTTATCATATCATACTTGCTTTATTTTGTCAAGTATGATATACTTTGTTTAAAAATTGAAAGGAGAGGGCTATGACCACTCAAGAATGTTTAGCGGTGCTTGATTCCGCTATGTCAAAAGTCGGTAACGATGAAGAAATTGAAAGTCTAACGGCTGATTTGATTGACATCAAGGCGTTTGTCGGGGAAGTTGATACGATTGTCTCAACCTTAAATGAAGACGTCGAGAGCTTAAACGTTAAAAACGGTAACTTACGTTCAGCGAATAATGAACTATACCGCCGTTTAGGTAAGCAAGATGAAATCATGAAGCAGGCGCAAGAAGACATGAGTATTGTCTCAGCAATTAACGCTGTTATTTAAAGAAAGGAAGAAAGAAGATGAAACCATTTTCAAAAAGTATTAACTGGTATCCAAACAACACGCTAGAAGCACTTAGGGAAGAACCAGAAACAGTTGCAGAAGTTACACCGCCAGCCGTTATGCCAGCGGACACAACAGCACAGGAAGTTCCAAACTATCCAGCGCAAGCCCCAGAAACAGAAGTCGAGGGCGTAGAAATGAACATTGACCATGAAAACGTGGTCGAGGAGGGAGAAGAATAACATGGCTAATAAAATTACCACTTTTTTATCAGGGCAAACAGGAAAAAACGTTTCAAACATTGACCTTTTAAATTCTATCCGTGACCGTGCCAGCGCTGATTATCAATCAGATATTCCAGTTCTTGCAGGCGCACGCATTAACCATAGCACAGTACCTTATCAGGATTTTCAAAAGCATGCTAACGAGTTTTTCACGGCTTTGGTAAATCGTATCGGTTCAACCGTTATCAAGGCGCTTACTTATGAAAATCCGCTTGCTATTTTCAAGTCAGAGACTTTTGAATTCGGGGACACTCTTCAAGAAATCTACGTACATCCAGCTGAAAAGAAAAGCTATGACGCAAAATCTGACGTTAGTCCTTTCAAGTTCGCTGACACAGATATTGAAATTTTCTACCACACATTGAACAATGAAAACTACTATGAGCGCACTTTTGAGCGTGCATGGATTCAGAAAGCCTTTGTTTCAGATATGGCTTTCGATGAGTTCATCGATAAAATGTTTACATCATTGCTTTCATCTGATACGCTGGACGAGTATCAAGCGGTTAAGGGCGTGTTAGAGAAGTCACTTGCTGAAGTCTCTTATACTGACTTGAAAGGCAAAGCTAAGAAAATCACAGTAGCAGGGACCAAAATTGACGAAAACAAACAAGATTTTGTTGTAGATTTTAACCAGTCTCTAATCAACTTGTCAAAACGGTTTACAATCCCTAGCCGTTCGCAGTTTAATAACCCCGTGGGCGTGCCAAACATGACAGCGATTGAAGACCAGTACCTTGTTATCTCTGCAGAATTTTCTACACATCTTGATATGCTTTTGGCTAACGCTTTCAATATGGATAAAGCCAGCGTACTCGCCCGAACCATCGTAGTAGATGACTTTGAAAAATTCACGGGCGAGGGTGTAAACAATGGACGTAAGCCAGTTGCGTTTCTTATTTCTGCTAAATCTATCATTAACAAAGACAAACTGGTTCACATGGAGTCAATTCGTAACCCTCGCAACATGACCTATAATTATTTTTATCACCATCACTATATGACTAGTCTTTCACTTTTTGAAAACATTCATTTTTGGTATGTGGAGTAAGCCTAACAGGCTGACCAAGGGCGGGCAATAGCCCGCCTTTTTTATAATGAGAAAGGGGACTAAATGAGCTACAAGAACTATAAGCGACATCTGGGAAAGATTGAGCTAAACAAGGAAACTGTAGAGCGAAACAGACTAGCCTTCTTTGAGTTTTATTTCAATTATTTCTATAATATCGTGGTAAACTATTTCACATGGGAGAACTTACCTAACGACATTGACGAGTTGTTTTTAGAAAGAAAGTTGATTGAAAACGGACACGTCGCATTTTTTCATGATGAGCTACTGGGCTTTGTCGCACAAGGTGGAACGAGGGGCGAACGCTTAAACCACTATGACCAACCTTTAAGCTATCAACCAGTCAACGCTTCCAGCATGACTTACTTTAAACAAATGGAAATCGCTTACACTGAAAACGATTTTAGAGTTATTTCAGAGCTACACGAGGACAACCCAGACAAGATTAAAAGACCTTGTATTGTGATTCCTAACAATAATTTTTATGAGCCGTACATTGGCTATCTTGAGTTATTTTGCGAGAAGTTGGCAGATATTGAGCTAACTATACAGTTAAATAGAAATGCACAGATAACACCTTATTTTATTTTTGTGGATAATAATAACGTGCTATCGATGAAGAACATTTTTAATAAAATAGCCAACTTTGAACCCGTGGTATATCTGAACAAACAGAAAGACCAAGACGGACAAGACAGCTTTAAGCAATTATCTGACTATATTCAGGTATTCAGGACAGACGCACCTTTTTTGCTTGATAAATTGCATGATGAGAAGTTACGAGTTATGAACCAGCTACTAACCTTTATCGGTATCAACAATAACCCAAGCGATAAAAAAGAGAGGTTAGTAGTGTCCGAAGCTATTTCCAATAACGGGGTTATCTCAGCGAATATTGAGGTAGGCTGGAAGTCAAGAAGAAAGTTTGTAGAACTAATCAATAAATGCTACGGGCTGGATATATCTGTTAAACCAGCAGAAACGATTCAGCAATTCAATCTGGATAAGGTGGCGCTAGACCTTGCAGAAAAGGAGGGAACAATCATTGACCCAGAATAACACGACAGCAACTATTGCGACTTTTCTAAAATCCAGATATAGAAACCCCGTGACGGGTTTACTGGACGGGTTGGCGGTTGATGAAAACGGGGACTTTCTACACTATAACACGATTATAGACCAGACCTATGACGAATTGTTTAAGAATATGCAACTAGTCAGCGGAGTTTCAGAGAATTTCAAGAAAGAGTTTTGCAAACATTTCTACAACAGGGAAATCGGGCTTGAAACTTTCGCACGCTTCCAGATTGCACTTGAAGAAGTCCTAAATAACGAATGTTTCAATCTATTCAAGTATCTTGCAGAAATCAGAAATAAAGCTATCAAAGACTTAAACCAGTCAATGAACATTGATACAGTAGGCAATCAGAAAGCAGACGGGCAAGCCTTACAAATAGCGAATACTACACCACAAGAGCGCAAAGAAATCCTATTTACTGAACGATACGGGGTTATAGAATACGCTGACAATCTGGTAGAAAACCATCAGAAAAACAACGCTGACACGAAAAGCAACGTTTCAGGGTGGAGCGGTTCTAGTCTTGCTGAACGCTTACAAAATAACGCAGAATTGAAAGATATTCAATTCCAGATATTTAATATTTGTGACAAACTGTTTTTACAAGTCTTTTAGAAAGGGGTATAGATGAGAGATTTATCAAGCGCTAGAATACTAAAATATGATAGTATGCTGGAAGAAATCACGCTTTTTAGCTTTCAAGGTTTTGCTTATGCTGATGATGGTTTATACTATATCCACTTAACAAGTAAGCGACTAGGCGACTTGTCTAAATTGTGGATAAAACTAAAGCCTATTTCTTATCATTTTGAAAGTATTGAAAATGAAACTTTCTGGACGATAAGAAAAAGCTATCAGCCGTTACAATCAACAAAGGATCTTCTATATATCCGCTTTAAAATTATAGGCGCATATTATAGCTTTGAGAAGCTGAACAGCAAGAGCAAGTTAAAAGGATTCGGGAGAGTTATAGACGATAATAGCTATTTCTCACGGATTCCACTAGTCAATGAAGTAGTGCATTGGGATAACGGGGTTATTATTACACCTAATTATCAAATGACTATCACAGACTTAAAAGAAAAGCGTATTGAAAAGGACGGGCAACAACTCCTTGAAGATTGGGCAACTTTTAATATTAAAGTTGAAAATGATAATAAAGGGGTACAAAGAACCGTTATGACAGCAGAAAGGGGACATGAACACTTATGATAATTATCAACTTGTCCGAAACTACAGATACACTACAAATTGAGGTTACAGGACACGGAGACGACAAAGACCAGTCTTGCGCCCGTGTATCTACTGTTTGTGATTGTATATACTTGTTTTTGAAATCTAACATAGATGATTATGTTAAAAAAGACGGTTATACAATGTTAAGAGTATTTAAAAAACGTACTACGATACAGACTTTAAAAGCTATGCTGAGTTACATTGTAACTCTTGAGGAACTTTATAAAAATTCAATTAAGGTTATAAATAAAGAAAAAGAGGTAGAAACAAATGGCAAAGACAACTAAACAGACCAGAGGTATTCATTCATTGATTAAATTCCAGAAACATCAGGGGGTAGAAAGCCTAACAATTCAAGGTAAAGAATCCCTAGCTGACTTGTCACAAGATAAGAACGGGGACACAAACCTAATTTTAAACGCTGACAAAGACAAAGTAAATGCTGTAGCTTCCAGCGTGCCTTTTTTGGGTATTTCTCACACAACCACAGGTGCAGACCCTAATCAAGAGAAGACAGCGACAGTCAGCCAAGACTTGACTAAATTCCCTTTAAATGACGGGGAACTGGTTAAATTTAACAAACAGAAAGATAGTATTTCTGTAAATGATGAAGAATTGAAAGCAGATATTTCTCACCTGATTAAAGCTGAAATTGATAAAATCCCTGTAGCGATTGGATATTTTGCTAAACTATTTGCTAAATATGAAAAAGTGACTACAAATATCACTTTTAAAGACGATGAAGAATTTAACGGTTACTTGCTTATCCATGTTATAGCTAAGGGTGGCTCAACTACTTTCTTCCACTTTAACAGAGAGAATTTTATTGACGCTGACAAACCTTATAAAATTTTTAATAATTATATGCTAAGTGTTAGAGCTGATTTAACACCAGAAAAAAATCTAGTTCTAACATTTAATCAACATGAAAATATTGAAGAATTTGAACTGTATTATCAATGGTTTACAAGTATGCAAAAAGCGCCTATTGAACCACGCTGGGGAGATAAGCGAATTACTATGCGTGTAGAAACTCCTACAGAACATTTTGAGGGTTATGAAGACCCTAACCCAAAACTAACCTATGACCCAATTCCACCAGCTCCAAGCACACCAACACCAGCCGAAACACCAAGCAATCCGCCAAGCCTCCCTAACGTAACTTTCCCAATGGCTTCTACAAGCCCACAACCAGAACTAGCTGGAAACACACCGCAACCAATCGCAGAAGAATCTCATTAAGAAAGGGTTTAATACATGAATCCAGAAGAATTTAAAGACGAATTTTTTCGAGCATATCGGGGGCGCTATTCTTCATACTGGGTAGAAAGATGGGGTCTTATCCCCTCTATTCCTACCAGCTTTGACAATGCCAATTCCATCTACGAGCTTTTATCGTGGCTACAGCGTGCATTTAAACAACTACTAGATGACTTTGTGGCGCTGGAAAGCGAGTTTGAAGACTACAAGAACGCTTTAACCGAATTACTGGAGCAACTCATTCCCTTGCTTATCCGTCGTTATATGGAAAGTAAAGAAGCTGATAAATGGTTTAATGATAAAGCGGACATCTACTATAATAAGATTATCAAACCTTATATTGACGCAGAAATTGCTAAAATCAATAAGAAAATCGCTGAACTTGAAAATAAGGTAGATGAAGAAGTTAAACGACTTGACGGACGTATTGACGCTTTAAACACTAAGCTAGAAAAGGAAATCAAGAAACTTGATGATAGAATTACGCAAGAAGTTGCTAAGTTAAACGAGCGAATCACAGCCGAAAATAACAAATTAAAAGAGCGAATTGACCACCTAGAAAACGCTAACACAGACTTGCAAAATGCCTTACGCAAAATCATTGAAAATCTTGAAAATTCAGGTGCTTGGACTGGTGGGCTTACTGGTAGCTTTAACCAAGGGCGAAACATTGCGACAGGCAACATTAACCTATTCGGAGGAACGCCAGACGGTAACAGCTTTATCAGAACTAACAACGGTAGCACCGAAAACGACTTGTCAGGGGGTATCTAATGCCTTTAGAACTAAAATTTTCAACCTCTACAAGCGCCAATGTAGAGAACTTTGGAACAGGTGTAGCACCTTGGACGCAAGCCTATGCTAACGCTTGGCAATTTTCTAGCGCTGATACAGACTACGGCTATATGAGGAACGGCAACACGACCTATATACAATACGGGCAAAATGACCCGTCAGTCTGGGCTTCTATGCGTTTTTGGGGTGAATCGGTTGAAATCCTTGAAGAGGCAACCAACGCAGACAACTCTATCACAGCTAAAATAAGAGTTAAAGCCCTCTTTTGGTGGAGTAAACGGGTTAGCTCAAACGCTGGGTATCGTGTTGATTATGATATTAAAGTCAACGGTCAAACTATCTGGACGTTTAGCGGTTATACTACAGACGAGGTTATCAAAAATGATGAATCTTCCCAAGAATTTACCGTGACTATCCCAGCCGAAGCCAACTCAAGCGCCAGCGCCTTAAATATAAATGTATCTTATCCTAACGGGGAGTACACAAACAATTCTTTTTATGTTGGACTTTTCCTATATAACACTAACAAAAAGAGTTTTAAACCGTGGGCAATCCGTAAAGACGGTGTATTTAAGACCTTGAACCGCCTCTCTGGTCAATTTAAACAGCGCAAAGGCAGTTGGCAAGACGTAAGCGGACAGCCAGCAAACGCAGTTGGCAAAAATGTGGCAGCGCCCCACATGGTCAGAAAATCGGGTCAATGGTTGGGGCAAGGTCAGATAGGACAACAATAAGGGAGGGTTTCAGCCCTCCTATTTTTTAAAGGAGAGACAATGCAAGAATCGACTAAGATATGGCTTTATGCTAAAAGCCCTTTTAAAAATGACTATGCTAATGTGATAAATTTTGAGACACAGGAAGCGATGGAGGATTTTTTCACTAAAAAGAATCAGCATATTGAAATTGTGTACGAGTATGACAAGTTTCAATATACTCAAAGAAACGGCTCAATCATAGTTTCTGGACGTGTAGAAAAATATGAAAATGTGACTTATATGCGCTTTATCAACAACGGTCGGACTTATTATGCCTTTGTCTTTGACGTGCTTTATATCAATGAAGACGCTACAAGGATTATCTACGAGGTGGACGTATGGAACACCTATCAGCACGAATTGAAAGCCCTTAACGTAATAGGACAAGTAGAACAGCAAACGCTCCCTAATGAACTTTGGGCGCTGAAAGACAGTCAGCAAGGCTTTTCAGTTGGAACAAAGTATGCGACCAGAGCTGGAGAGGTTGGGATAGATACAGAGTGGCTTGTAGTGGTGGCAAAACCTACAATTAAAATGACCACTAAGACCCCTAGACCCGTCAATACGAGTTTTTCAGGCATGCAAAAAACTTTTAAATACTTTTTTATTCCAGTAAATATAAAAACAGGAAGTTCTAAGCCTTTTATATTTCAGGGTAAAAAATACGATAGCTTTTATCTTACTAATCTTTATAAGCACTTGTTTGGCTTACATCAGGACGGCTCAAGCACCGTTAACCAGATTGTCAATATGTATTTAAGTCGTGATATTGGGGTTAAGTTTAAAGAGACAAAAGAGGGAGACAAGACCTATATTGAAATCTTATCCAATATTACAGGAAGTGTTGCGGAAATTGGGCGAAAGAATCAACGAAATTATAGGAGTTCTGGAAGTAGATCAAGCGGTGGAAGTGGAAGCACTAACGAGAGCGGAGACATTTCAACCGAGGAAAGCCGAGTTAGGTTAGTTACTAGAATTATTAAAAAGCTAGTGCCAGACGCTACAGCCGAGGGAATCGCTGGGATTATCGGGAACTTTTCAGCAGAAAGTAACGTTACAGCCAAAAAATATGAAGCAGACTATGCTACGGGCTATGAGTACGAGAAAATGGAAGCAGAACCGACAGCAGAGAATCTCATGGGAAGCTGGGGCGCTTTTGCAAGCCTTTACACTATTTCACTAAATGAACCGGGCTATAGAGGTTCAGACGGTAAGCACTGGATAGGTATCGGGATAGGACAGTGGACGGGACCGAGGGCTGAAAACCTTTTCAATTATGCTCATGAAAAAGGGAAATCCATGTGGGACTTTAACCTGCAATTTCAATTCATGAACGAAGAGACAAGAGCCGAAACGTTTAGACGTGTAGCCAGTTCCACCGCCAGCGCCAGCACCAATGCAAGCGATTTTATGAATAACTGGGAGGGCGTGGACTACAAACAAACCGAACGCAGAGAGCAAGCTGAATCATGGCTATCAACGGTGCAAGACGAGTTACAGAAAGGGTAAATATGACGGAAGCAACAGAAACACTAAAAGCACTCAATGAAATCAAGTCACGAGTGGGAACAAGCGTCGGGAACGGGCAATGCTACGGGCTAGTGGCTTTATATTCTCAAATGCTTGGAGGTTGTAACATCGGGGGAGGAATCAACACCCCAAACCCTGACGGCAACGGCAGACAAGCCAGCGGAAGCGATACACAGAGGGGTATGAGTGCCAGCAACATCGGCGGCGATTATAACTGGGAAGCGCTGGGCTGGAAAGTCCGCTTTAACCCGTCTTGGGCTGATTTACGAGTAGGCTGTATTGTTTGCTATATCCCAAGTGGAAGCAACATCTGGGGACATACGTCTGTTATTTCAGCAGTCAACGGCTCAAGCTATGACGTGATAGAGCAAAATTACGCATGGAGTGGCTACACAACAGAAAGAAATGGTATAGATACAGTTGATAACATTGAAAGTATTATCTATCCGCCCGAAGTTGTCGCCGGTGGAGACATCGGAGAAATTACAGGCGATACAGGGGATAAGCGACTAGGCAATGGCGACTACTCAAAAACAGCTTTTGACGTAGAAGCCTTGTTGATTGAAGTGGACGGATTTTTTGACTATCGCCCTAACGTATATGAAATCCCTAACTTGTTAAAGATAGCCTATGACCAGATACAAGAGGGGTTACGCTCTTATATGGGTAAAGACGACTTAGAGATAGAAGTACAACTATTAAATAGTGAGTTTACCGAAATAGAATTGTATGACATCTACGGCAATAGCTATGTGTACCAACCGCAATATTTACCCCGAACGATGGACGAGGAACACAAGTACAAAGTAATTGTAAGCGGTAGCCTTGGCGATAGCAATCAAGTGCATATCAATTTCTTGGAATATAACAACGCTAACAATATAAGCTACGCTGATAAGAACATTCTGGAAAGCTTGGATAATGGCGACTGGGCGGAACACAATCCAGAGCATTATAAATACGGTTTAAATGACGTAACAGGAAAAAACGTCGCTATCTTAAACGACCAAGAAGCCAGCTATATTCAATCACACAAAAACCAGATGGAACACGCTCAGTTGACTTTCAAAGAGAATCGGGACATGCTGAAACAGAGCGTAGACCTATCTAATAAACAAGTGGCTACAGCTAACTCACAAGCCAGCTACAATGCACAATTTGCCGTAGACAGCGCCAACATCAACCAATGGACGGAGGGCGCTAGTGGTATCTTAAACGTGGCTGGAAATCTCTTAACAGGGAACTTTGGGGGCGCACTTGGTGGGCTTGCATCTGGTGGTATGAAAGTATTCAATGCTAACCGTGATTATAATGACAAGGTAGTACAGCAAGGTTTCACAAGTGAAAACAACGCTTTGAAATCTCAGTCTAACGCCCTTGCTAACATGAAATCTAAGATAGCACTTGACCAGTCTATCAGAGCTTACAACGCTACAATGGCAGACTTACAGAACCAGCCAATCAGCATCCAACAAATTGGGAATGACTTGAGTTTCCAAAGTGGGAATAGGTTGACTGACGTTTATTGGAAAGTCTCCCTAGCTCAAAAAGAAATCATGGGACGGGCGAACGAGTACATCAAATGCTACGGGGTGCTTGTCAACTGGTTCACTAATGACGCTTTAAGCGTGATGAGGTCAAGAAAACGCTTTAATTATATCAAGATGATTAACGTAAACCTTGGAACACTAAGAGCGAACCAGTCGCACATGAACGCTATTCAGGCTATTTTTCAATCAGGTGTAAGGATATGGAACTATTCAGCCAACAAAGAAGACGGCATTTTGTTTGATATTCAGAAAAACAACCCGAATTTTTTAAAAGTATGATATAATGAAATAAGAAAGGAGTGATTTTCTATCGAAGAATTTGAAAAATGGTACAATCCACAAAAAATGTTATCATATAACCAGTATCTTAATTTTGTGATTGGTGGGCGTGGAATCGGGAAAACCTTTGCTTTGAAAAAGTATCTTTTCAAAAGGTTTATAGACAAAGGCGAACAATTCATATATTTAAGACGGAACAAGTCGGAGCTTGACCGAATCGACAAAGACAAGTTTTTCACTACAGAATTGCTTAAGCAAGTTTTTACAAATTTTGAAGTGATTGACAGCGACGCTAGTAAAATTCATACTAAAATTATTTTCAGAGCCGATAACATGAAAGAAGAGGAGAATATACTAGTCTTGTCTTCTACTAAGATAATTTTAAACGGGAAAATAGTTTGCTATCTCAAGAGCTTATCTACATGGGTTGACTTGAAAGGCTCAGAATATGATGAAGTGATAAGTATTCTATACGATGAAGTTTTGATAGACGTTACAAGTAAAAAAAAGTATCTTGATAACGAAGTAGAAGCGTTACTAAATTTTATCTTTTCGGTATTTAGACGCCGTGACGGGTGTCACGCTTACCTGCTATCAAATGCAAGTAATTTCAACAATCCCTATTTTGCCTTTTTGAAATTCTATGACGGTAACGGCAAGCGGTTCTATAATTTGAAACAATATGCTACCTTGATAGAGTTCCCCCCTCACTCAGCATTTCAAACCGAGGAAGAAAAAGAGAGCGGATTCTTTAAATTACTAAGTAAGTCTAGTATTTATGAGAGTGTAGCTAATAACGAGTTCCAGATTAAGAACGATAAAAATATAGCTAAAATAAAAGGTTTAAAATCAAGGCTTTACAGTTTCTATTGTGATGGAACATTTTTAACAGGGTACTATATCGATAATATGGTATATATCGCTAAAGGCTTTGACAAGAATTTGACCGCTTATTGTCTAGAAGTGGAGCAAGTAGAGGACGGGTTTATTTACTTAAATAAATCCAGCGCACTAGGTAAGACCTTGAGAAGTCTATACCTTAAAAATATGTTTATTTATGAAGACTTAGAAACAAAAAATAAATTTATGGAGATAATCAATCATGTTATATAATATTATGTTACAAGTTGCCAAGGGCGACTATATCACTTTCCTTTTTGCTTTGATTTTATTTGACTTTATCACGGGATTTTTAAAGGCTTGGAAGTGGAAAGTCTCAGATAGCTGGACGGGTTTAAAAGGAGTTATCAAACACACCTGCACATTTATTTTTTACTATTTTGTAGCAGTATTTTTAACTTATATTCAGGCTATGGCAGTCGGTCAGATTTTACTCATTATCATTAACCTATACTATGCTTTGTCAATTATGGAAAATCTAGCCGTTATGGGCGTTTTTATCCCTAAGTTTATGACAGCTAGAGTACAAGCAGAACTACAAAAATATACAGCGCAGTTGGATTCCGGAAAAGAACTACTAGAAGAATTTAAAGGAGAAAAGAAATAATGGTCAAGAAAAATGATTTATTTATAGATGTTGCAAGCCATCAAGGCTACGACATTTCAGGAATTTTGGAAGAAGCAGGGACAACCAACACAATTATTAAGGTGTCAGAAAGTACAAGCTATTTAAACCCTTGCTTATCTGCTCAAGTAAGCCAGTCAAACCCTATCGGGTTCTATCACTTTGCTTGGTTTGGCGGAAATGAAGAAGAAGCAGAAACAGAAGCACGCTATTTCCTTGCTAACGTACCTAAGCAAGTTAAATACCTTGTATTGGACTATGAAGACCACGCAAGCGCAAGCGTACAAAGAAACACCTCAGCATGTTTACGCTTTATGCAAATTATTGCAGAAGCTGGATATACACCTATTTATTATAGTTACAAACCTTTCACGCTTGAGAACGTGGACTATCAACAAATCCTTGCACAGTTTCCAAATAGCCTATGGATTGCTGGATATGGATTAAATGATGGTACAGCTGACTTTGAATACTTTCCAAGTATGGACGGTATCAGGTGGTGGCAATACTCAAGCAATCCGTTTGACAAGAATATAGTGTTACTAGATGACGATGAAGAAGATAATGCAAGCAGTGAAAACACTCTAAAAAGCCTTAGCACAATAGCCAATGAAGTTATTCAAGGGCTATGGGGTAACGGTCAAGAACGTTATGACAGCTTGACAAATGCAGGCTATGACCCTCAAGCGGTTCAAGATAAGGTAAATGAAATCTTAAACGATGGAGAAGTTACAGACCTTACCACAATAGCCAATGAAGTTATTCAAGGGCTATGGGGTAACGGTCAAGAACGTTATGACAGCTTGACAAATGCAGGCTATGA